AGACTTGGTGGAGATCACGAAGGCGACTAACAGCGTGTCCAATGAGTCAGATGTAACGACACCTGCAAGGTTGCTCGGAGTTGCTGAGACGCAAGAAACTCAAGAGTTGGAGTTGCCACAAGCACCATTACAACGCGAAGGATTCAAGCTAGAGGCGTGGGACGACATCGAGGACGAACCTGTTGAGTGGCTCATCCAAGGAGTCATACCGCAGAGATCATTTGTCGCTTTGTACGCGCCACCAGCGAGTTTCAAGTCATTTGTGGCGCTAGACATTGCAGAGTGCATCGCAACGGGAAGGCAGTTCTTAGGGCACGAAATCAGCAAACAGGGTGCAGTCCTATACATCGCGGGGGAAGGTCACGGAGGTATCGGAACAAGGATCAAAGCCTTAAAGACGCACCACGGCACGCCAGAAGGAACACCTGTTTACTTCCTGAGACGACAGGTCAACCTCAGAAGTAGTCAAACAGACCTCAAGGACTTGGTGGCAGCCATTGATGACCTCAAAGCAATCCATGAGATTCATTTCGAGATGATCATCATCGACACCTTGGCTAGAGCGTTTGGCGGTGGTAATGAGAATGCAAGCGAGGACATGGGTGCATTCATAACGGCTGCTGGCGCAATCCAAGGCAAGTACGAGTGCTCACTATTGGTGGTGCACCACGCTGGTAAGGACGCTACCAAAGGACTCAGGGGTCACTCTTCCCTGCTTGGAGCAGTAGACACAGAACTAGAGATCATCCGCATAGAGGGCGCTCAACCACCTAAAGGAATCCTGCACATCAGCAAGCAAAAGGATGGGGAAGACGGGCAAAGGATCGGGTTCAGAATGGTCGAGGTCAGCTCCACTTCTGGCGGTGTGGTGGACTTTGAGTCAGGCGACTTAAGCCTTGCGGTGGAGGCTGACGAGGAAGCCATTAACGACAGAAAAGAGTCCATGAAACCGCCAGATAAGAAGGGAAAGGGCACTAACCAGAAGATCGCTTTGACCTCGCTACATGAAGCAATAGCCAAGTTTGGGGAGATGCAAACCATCAACGGGATGCGCAATAAGTGCATAAAGATTGAGCAATGGAGGGTCGAATTTAAGGCTCGACTTGGCAGCGATGTGCATCCAGAGACGCTAAAAAAGGCTTGGCAACGGGTCAAGTTGGACTTGGTGGAAATGGAAAAAGTAGTAATTTATGATGATATGTGCTGGGCTGTGTTTGAAGAAAAAGATGACGCAAAACAGTCCAATTCTGTGGTCAGTTTGGTGAAGAAATGATGTGGGGGGACAGGGACAAATGGGGGACAAATGGTGGACAACACAAAATGCATTTGTCCACTCCAAAAAGGTGGACAGATGGATGGGGTGTGTATGTATACACCCCATCTGTCCCCCTTTGGATATGTCGGAGTTTCTGAGTTTTAAGAATTGGAGAAAAAAATGAGCAAGAAGAGAATTGGTAGTGTGGTTAAAGGGTTAAAGCAACCAGAATTCCCGATGAATACTTTTGAGGTATTTATGAATTCGAGGTTAATTGAGCTGTCGGTGGTGAAGAGAGACCACGAAAAGCGTTGGGGCATTAACAGGTTGATCGAGTTGGTGGACTCAGAGTTTCGGATCAAGGTATGGCGACAGGCTGAACGAGTGTTCGATGCGTCGGTGTCAAGAGATGAGGTGAAGCTGGATCGAGCTGTCGGTGGAATGATCAAGGCTTACGGTGCTTTGGAGTCTTGGGCGGTTGAGCATGGGGTGTCTGAGATGCCAGACATCACGGCAGTCGAGCATGAGATGCAAGACGGGTCGGTGATGGTGGTTGTTGGGACACATCACGACGCGACGCTTTATCAGCAGTTCAGACCCGATGTCCAGAATCGTCACATCTGGACGATGGAAGAGCTGGAGTTGATCATGCAGTCACCAGTCATCAAGGAGACCATGAAGATCAAGGCGTTGATGCCTTGTGCTGCAATGGTCAGGCTGGACAAGGATGCGAAGGAGTTTCCGATGGGTGGTGCGACGGGATTTGATGATGTCAAGTCGGACGAGTTAGAGGCTTCGTCGTTGCCGAAGGTGTTTGACACCAGCAAGATGGGCAAAAATAGGGCTAATCGGGCTTTGGAGGAGATTTAAATGCTTGTTGATACTTTGTGGTGGGTAATGGGTTTTAAGCGCTTGGAGGGCTTTTAAATGGCTGGGAACAAAAAGAAGGTTCACGACATCGCATTGCTCAACACGCTGCCGATTGAGCAGATCACGAATATGTTTGAGGCTGGGATGAGCGAGACGAGGATATGTGTGGCGCTCGGTGTCAGCAAGAAGGCGCTGACCGAATGGCTTGACGCACCAGAACAGGAAGGTTTCCTCGCACGCGTGCGTGCGCGAGCAGCGAATCATATCGTAGGGCAGATGATCGAGATCGCAGACGAGACGGACATCGAGGAGGTCAACAAGGCGCGTCTGCGCGTCCAGACGAGGCAATGGGTGGCAGAGCGCTGGAATCCTGCTGCATACGCGCAGAACAAGATGCCAAGCGTCCAAGTTAACCTGTCTGGCATGAGGCTGGACGCATTGCGACGCATTGAGGTGGTCGAGGACATATCCACAGAAAACAGCGCGAAGTTGCCCTAGTTATCCACAGTTGCGTGGAAACTGGTAGAGTTATCCACATTTATGCTTACAAACCTGTGGATAACAACAAAATAACTTTACATAATGAACATAGTGTAAAGCAGACAAATACGACGATATGCAAATGTGTAGGATTCATGCGCTCTGCTAGAAGAGTGGTCACTCACTAACCGATTCTGCCTGACTGATTCGGGTTTACCCCCCCCTTCGATCTGCGCGACGGGTGGCGCTGAAACTGCACCCCGACAGTTATCGACTTAACACCCCCCCCACTACCCCTCCCCACAGCACCACGCTCCCCACAAAAAAATAAAAAATAATATAAACTTGACTTGCGTATCAACACGCATGGGGATTGGGGGTGAACTCGAGAAGCACCCCACATCAACAGTCCCCAGCCGTGTTGATGTTGGGTCGCACCCAACTTAATGTCGGAAGCTGAAACAGCATCAGGATAAACGACGTAACCAAAGCCCAAGTGACTCGCCACAAAGCAGAATACCTTGGGAAATCCTGACCATCTTGGTGGCACAATTCCCCCATGACGACAAAATCAATTCCACAAGAAAAAAAGAAACTACACCCCGATGTGGTGGCAAAGATAGACCGCATCCAAGACAAGAAACAGGACGAACTCAGCAAGAATCCCTTTGTTGCGTTCACCATCCGCTACAAGAACAATCCCGTCCTCTTCGTCAAGGAAGTCTTAAAAGCCAACCCCGACGGCTGGCAAGAGACATTCCTAATGCACATCGCCAAGGGCAACCGCAGAATCTCAGTCAGGTCAGGTCATGGCGTAGGCAAGTCCACAGCAGCGAGCTGGGCGATCATCTGGTATCTACTCTTGCGGTATCCCGTCAAGGTTGTCGTCACCGCACCCACATCCAGCCAGCTATACGACGCGCTCTTTGCGGAACTAAAGCGCTGGGTGAAGGAACTGCCTGAGACCTTGCGAGATATGCTTGAAGTCAAGCAAGACCGTATCGAGGTCAAGGAAGCAGCAACCGAAGCCTTCGTCTCAGCCAGAACCAGCAGGGCAGAGCAACCCGAAGCCCTGCAAGGTGTCCACAGCGAGAATGTGATGCTGGTGGCTGACGAGGCGTCTGGTATCCCAGAGGCTGTCTTTGAGGCTGCTGCTGGCTCGATGTCTGGACACAATGCCGTCACCCTTCTGCTGGGCAACCCCGTCCGAAGCTCAGGGTTTTTCTACGACACGCAAAACCGATTGGCTAACGACTGGGTGACGATGAAAGTCTCTTGCGTCGACTCACCCAGAGTCAGCGATGCCTATGTCGAAGAGATGAAGGCTCGGTACGGTGAGGAATCCAACGCATACCGCATAAGGGTACTGGGCGAGTTTCCACGCGCAGACGACGACACGATCATCCCAATGGAACTGCTGGAACTCGCCAAGCACCGCGATGTCGAGACAAGCCAGCACGCAAAACTGATCTGGGGTCTGGATGTTGCGCGCTACGGATCAGATAGAAGCGCATTAGCAAAAAGAAAAGGTAATGCGATAGTAGAACCCGTAAAGACTTGGAAAAACTTAGATTTAATGCAGTTAACGGGAGCAGTCGTTGCTGAATGGGAGGCGCTGACAATATCAGATCGTCCTAACGAGATCATGGTTGACTCGATTGGTCTTGGCGCTGGTGTCGTTGACCGTCTCAGAGAACTGGGGCTTCCTGTTAGGGGAATAAATGTCTCTGAGTCTCCAGCAATGGGTTCAACTTATAGAAATTTAAAGGCAGAGCTTTGGTACAAGTGCAAGGCATGGTTTGAGGCGCGGGACTGTCGTATACCTAACGATGAAGAGTTAATCGCAGAACTTGCTACCGTGAGGTACTTCTTTTCCTCTAGCGGAAAAATACAAGTTGAGGGCAAAGAAGAGTTGCGTAAAAGATTACTAAAGTCTTCGGATAAAGGCGATGCTCTAGTCCTGACCTTCGCAAGCGACGCAGCCGTAGGAATGTTTGGGGCTAACGCAAGCCAGAAGTGGTCTCAGCCGTTGCGTAGAAACCTCTCACGGGTTGCATAATTCGTCTATCCCAATCAAGGAGTCATTGACATGATGAAGAAGACAAAGACAGAGAAGAAAATCTCTAAGGTGTACAACGAGTTCAAGGCAGGGAAACTGCACTCAGGCAAAGGTGGTCCAGTCGTCAAAAGCAAGGCTCAAGGATTGGCTATTGCCCTGTCCTCTGCTGGCGTAAAACAAAAAGGTAAAAAGTAATTATGGCTACCTCATACCCCAAGCATTTACAAGGTGCAATGGATCAGATGATGTCTGAGAGCGACACCAGCGAGTGTCCACTCCCCACGCAAGACATCACCCTTAATCTGAAGAACCGCGCCAAGGCGATCACTACTGCGAAGTACGGTCCTGAGAATCCAAAGCTACCTAACACCCCATTCTGGCAACGCAAGGCAGATACATGGGATGTAACTGTGGACGATGCCAAGCAATCCCTTTGCGGGAACTGCGCAGCGTTCAATGTCTCCGACAAGATCAAGCAATGTATCGCTGACGGAATAGGAAATGAAGCCGATCCGTGGGGAACAATCAAGTTAGCTGATCTTGGGTATTGCGAGATTTTTGACTTCAAGTGCGCAGCGTCCAGAACCTGTGATGCTTGGGTCGTTGGCGGTCCTAATACTGGCGAAGCCAAGGACGAAGGCGAAGACATGGGCGAAGGCGAGATGGAGGACGAGGAATGAAAGCAGGTCTCTACGCAAATATTCATGCCAAGCAAAAGCGTATCGCTGCTGGCTCAGGCGAGAAGATGAACAAGGTCGGCTCTAAGGCAGCGCCAAGTGCTGCCGACTTCAAGGCTGCTGCCAAGACCGCCAAGAAGCCGAAGGCTAAGAAGTGAAGACCCCCGCATGGCAGAGGGCTGAAGGTAAGTCCAAATCTGGCGGGCTAAATGCCAAGGGAAGAGCAAGCGCGAAAGCCGAAGGCATGAACCTAAAGCCCCCTGTCAAGTCAGGCGACAACCCCAGACGCGCCAGCTTTTTGGCTCGTATGGGCAATATGGCTGGACCAGAGTACAAGGACGGTGAAAAGACCCGTCTTCTCTTGAGTCTTAACGCATGGGGTGCTAGCTCGAAGGCAGACGCTAGAGCGAAGGCAAAAAGTATCTCCGCAAGGAATAAGGCTAAGAAGTGATCCCCATCTGCATATCGACGGTACACGGCAAGGGTTTGCCAGTCCTATTGGAGTCGATTAAGCAATACGCGCCAGAGGCGTTTGTTTACTTGCGTGGCACAGAGAGAGTCGTCTCTGGCTACAAGAATGCAAGGCTTATCTTTGGCGAACCCCGTAACTTTGGAGACGACTACAACGAAGTAATCGACGACGCTCTGAAGTACGCACAGGCGTGCATCGTCTGCAATGACGATGTGGTGCTGACACCGAACAGCTACCAGCGACTGCTCGAAGATGTACAAGTTATCCGCGAGTTAGAACCAAATGTCGGCTGGGTTGGCGCTCGAAGCGATTGTGTGAGACCGTCTCAGAACATCAGATACAACCCTGACGGTGACCCGCTTTACATGAATCGCTTTAAGTCCGAGCAGTTTATTTGCCCGACTGACAATGTGTCACCCATCTTTGCGTACATCTCTAGAGACGCATGGCATCACGGCAGGTTTGGACCTTTGAACTGGTATTCAGACGATGTGAGCTGCGCAGACCTTACCAGTCAAGGCTATCGGCACTTTGTCTCAAGCGCCTATGTGCATCATGTCGGCAGCCAAACCATTGGCGAAAACGCACAACAACTTGTTGCCGAGGCTTTGCCTTGGATAAAAGAGAACCGTCCACAGTATGTCGAACACTTCTTTGGTACTTAACTTAGGCTCTGGCAAGGACTTTAGGGAAGACTGCATCAATGCCGATGTGCAGTTAAGGACTAAGCCAGACTGGTTACTCGACATCTGCAATGTGCCTTGGGGCGACGCTATTTCTACAAGGCTCGGTGACTTTGACATCCAGCCAGAGATGTTTGACATGATCTTGGCTAACGATGTGCTCGAACATTTGCCCGATCTGGTGGGTGCAATGACGAGCTGCAAGGAATTACTCAAGGTTGGTGGCGAGATGCGCATCCATGTGCCTTATGACCTGAGCTATGGCGCTTGGCAAGACCCAACGCACCTGAGAGCATTCAACGAAAAGTCGTGGCTTTATTACACGGACTGGCATTGGTATCTTGGGTGGGAAGACAGGTTTTACATGACGCACTTGGAATTTCGTCTCAATCCATTCGCACAAGACCTAAAATTGACACAGGAAGAATTACTGAGGACTCCGCGAGCTGTGGACTCCATGTATGTCGTATTGACTAAGGGTACAAAATGAATATCACCAACGAGCTGGGATTGAGCACAGACATCGCGTCGCAGGTTGACCCGACACTCACCCCTATGACAGACACCGACTTAGAGGCGATCATGGGTCAAGAGATCACAGACGCTGTGAGCTATATCGATTCTGACCTCTCGCCTATCCGCGCTCGCGGTACTGAGTATTACCGAGGAGACCCCTTCGGTAACGAGGAAGATGGACGCTCGCAAGTCGTGGCGATGGAGGTGCGCGACACCGTGTCTGCCATGCTGCCGTCCTTGATGCGTGTGTTTTTCTCCACAGAGAACACGGTGGAATTTGTCCCTCGCGGTCCAGAGGATGTAGAAAACGCACAGCAAGCCACAGACTATTGCAACTATGTTTTCAACAACGACAACAACGGTTTTATGGTGGCATACGCCACATTTAAAGACGCTCTTGTAAGGAAGTGTGGCATTGTCAAGGCGTGGGTTGAGGACACCGAGTCTGTCCGAATTGAGGAATATTCGGGTCTAGATGACCAGACATTGCAGATCGTCATGCAAGAGGGCGACGCAGATGTGAAGATCGTTGCGAGTTACCCAGACGAGACCATGCAAGGCGCAATGCAGATCGATCCTATGACGGGTCAACCTATGCCTCCAGCGATGATCCATGATGTGCAGATCAAGCGCAAGGTGACTGACAAGCGTATCCATGTGGCGTGCCTACCGCCAGAAGAATTACTGCTTTCTCGCCAAGCGATGTCGTTTAAGGACGCACCTTTTATCGGTCACCGCAAGATGGCGACTGTGGCTGAGTTGATCTCTATGGGGTACGACGAAGACGAGGTGATGGACTATGTTGGCTCGTCCGACTTGAACGACAACGAAGAGGCTTTGGCTCGCGCACCGTTGGCAAATAACCAGTATTTGACAGAGAGCGCTAACCCGATGATGCAGAGAGTTCTCTATGTTGAGGGCTACGCCAAGGTTGACTTTGATGGCGACGGTATTCCTGAGCTGCGCAAGATGTGCTTCATGGGTGCTGGCTACAAGATGGTTCGCAATCTGCCAGCGTCATACATCCCGTTTATTGAATTCCCATGTGACCCAGAACCCCACACCTCACCACTTGAGGCGATGTCGATCTTTGACATTACACGCGACTTGCAGGAGATCAAGTCAGAAGTCATGCGCAACACATTGGATTCGCTGGCGCAGTCTATCCATCCCCGCACCGTGATCGTTGAGGGTCAGGTCAACATTGACGATGCCTTGAACAACGAGACGGGTGCGATCATTCGTGCGCGTGCTCCGAACATGGTTCAAGCCTTGACGACTCCATTCGTCGGTCAGGCTGCTTTCCCTGTCCTTGCGTACTTGGACGAGATCAAAGAGGGAAGGACAGGAATGTCCAAGGCATCTATGGGCTTGAACCCAGATGCGTTGCAGTCGAGCACAAAGGCTGCTGTGGCTGCCACAGTAAGCGCCAGCCAAGGACGCATCGAGCTGACTGCGCGTCTCATGGCTGAAGGCATGAGGGAGCTGTTTAAGACAATCCTATTCTTGGTTACCACGCACCAAGACAAGCCACGCATGATCCGCTTGCGTAACCGTTGGGTGCAGATTGATCCACGCGCATGGGACAACACGATGGATGTCAACATCAATATCGGTCTGGGCAATGGCGACACCAATGAGCGCGTCGCAACCCTGATGCAGATACTCGCCAAGCAAGAATCCATCCTTAACCAGTACGGTCTTGAGAATCCCGTGGTGTCTCCACAGATGTATGTGCGCACCTTGAAAAAGGTCGTCGAACTCTCAGGATTCAAGGACGCATCGAGCTACTTTGCGGATATTCCAGACGGCTGGAAAGCACCGCAAGCACCTCAGAAGCCAACTCCAGAAGAGGTGCTGGCTCAGGTGCAAGCCGAGTCCATCAAGGCAGACATCCAGAAAAAGGCTGCCGATCTTGAGTTACAGCGCCAGAAGATGATCAGAGATGACGACTTCAGACGCGATCAACTTAACCAAGATAGACTACTTCGTCAGTACGAACTTGAGTTAAAGTACAACACACAGGTGAGCACCGCGCAAATTGTTGCGGAGCAGAATGTCAACCGCGAGGTTGTGAAAGAACAAAGTGCATTGGTACAACAGGCGATGGCGCAAGCCCAGCCAGCACCAATGCAACCCATCAACCCACAAGGAATGGTCTAAGTGAGCAAACAAGAAGAAGATGTAAGAAAAGGCAAGAAGGCTGAGTCGCTAATCGCTGACGAGGCTTTCTCAACTGCTTTGTTGAAGATGGAGAACGATGCCGTCTGGCTTTGGAAGGATACGAAGCCAGAGGACACCGTGAAAAGAGAACACGCTTGGCATATGTTGCGTGCGATTGACAACTTCCGAACCGAGATCAGCAAGATCATGGACAACGGAAAAGTCGCACAGCGCCAGATTGAGCGTGAACAAAAGTCGTTGGTGTAAAGGACTAGGAAATGGAAAACCAAACCCCTATGTCTGTGGCTGATGCAGCCAGTGCTCTTGATCAGATGATGTTGCCGTTAGACGGAGAACAGCAGAAAACTGACAAGGCGCGTTTGACTGAGGAAGATACTTCCGATGTCGCGGTCTCTGTTGATGAAGAATTGGATGTGCAAGACGACGAATCCAATGAAGAAACGACAGAGGAACAGTCAGAGTTAGACGAAGAAACCGAAGAAGAAGAAAAGCCAACCGAGGTCTACACCGTCAAAGTTGACGGCAAAGAGGTCGAGGTCACGCTAGACGAACTTCAAAAAGGTTATTCGAGAACTCAGGACTACACACGAAAGACGCAACAGATCGCTGAGACCCGCAAGGCTGTCGAAGCTGAGGCTGCTGCTATTCGTGCCGAGCGTGAACAGTACGCCCAGTTATTGGGAGCGTTAAAACAGCAACTTGAGAGCGCTGAAACTCCAGTCGATTTGGAGCGTCTTCGTATTGAAGACCCAATCGAGTGGATCACACAGCGTGAATTGTTGCGCGATAAGCAAGACAAACTCGCAGCTATTCAGTCTGAACAGCAGCGACTGTCCCAGCTCACAGCGCAACAAAGAGCACAGGAGATGCAAGCTCACCTTGCCTCACAGCAAGAAGCCCTGATCCAAGCCGTACCCGAATGGAAAGATTCCAAGAAGGCACAGGCTGAAAAGGCTCTACTCGTCGAATTCGGCAAAAAGATCGGATTCAGCGATGAGGAACTCAAGAATGTCTATGACCACAGAGCAGTCATTGCGTTGCGTAAAGCAGCGCTCTATGACCAAATGATGTCCAAGCGTGGGCAGATCAAGCCTGTGATCAATAACGGTCCTCGCCCTGCCAAGCCTAGTGCAGCAGGTCGCGTCTCTACAACAACTGAAAGTACACGCGCAAAACAGCGTCTTGCAAAGT